CAAGTCTTTGTGCAATAGTTGCAAGTTTAATTAAGTGGTCATCATTTTTAACCGATACCTCAATTAAGTCTTTTATGATAGGTGCAATAACCGTTGCTTCACCAACATTACGAATTAATTTTCTCAATGATTCAATTAAATCTGAAATGTTTTTCTTTTTGTTTTGTTGGTTTTCGTATATATCTTTGAATAGTGATGATAAGTTTTTACCATCAAATAGTTGAAATTCTGTTGCCATTTTATATGTTTATGTACTAATAATTATTTACTTATTAAAAACTTACCCAAAACTAAGTAATCCATATCACAATTATGGAACGTCCAAATTGCTTTTTCTGGGTCATTTGTCATTGTGTGGTCTTTTAAATTAAATGATGTATTCAATAGAATAGGTGTTCCTGTTAGTTTTTCGAACTCCTTTAGTAAGTCATAGTAAAGTGGGTTATCTTCTCTTTTAAGTGTCTGTATTCTTGCAGAATTGTCAACATGGGTTACTGATGGAATGTTTACTCCACTTCTAACTTTGACAACCTGATTCATATACGGAACGTCTTCTTGTGATATAAAATATTTTTTATAATCTTCAATTGTAACTGAAGGGGCAAATGGTCTAAACATTTCTCTCTTTTTGACAACCTTATTAATTCTATCTCTAATATCGGATAGGTGTGGGTTGCCCAATATAGAACGATTACCCAATGCTCTTGCACCAAATTCAGTTCTACCTTGAAACCAACCAACTATATTTCCATCATTAATCAATTTTGCAACATCTTTACATAAGAAATCCATAGTATCATACATCATAATATTATTACCTCCAACTCTCTTTTGTAAGATAATTTTAAGTAATTCGGCATTACTCCACTCTTCACCCAAATATGGATTTTGATTATCACCACCTTTTACTTTTGGGTGACCCAATGTTTGGTGATAATGATATAAACATGCACCAATTGCAGAACCTGCATCGGATGGTGCAAATGGAATCCAAACATTTTTAATTGATGTGTATGTTTTAATTTTACCATTTGCTGTTCCATTATATGCACAACCACCACCTAATACTAAATTTTCACATTCCCAAATATTTGTAATTCTATTAATAACAAAGTATAATGCACCTTCATACCATCTTTGTAATGATGCAGCCAAATCTTTGTGACATTGTTCTATGGGTTCATCTTTAAATCTTGGAGGAAATCCAATCAAATCAATTAACTTATTATTAAACATATCATTATCAGATGTATGCCATGTAAAATAAGACATATCCATCTTTACAATATCAATTTCACCACCTATTATTGCAACCTTATCAAATACACTATGATATCTTTGTTTATCACCATATGGTGCCAATCCCATTACTTTATACTCACCTTCGTTTGGTTTGAATCCCAAATATGCAGTAAATGCCGAATAGATTAACCCCAATGAATGAGGAAAATGTAATGTTTGTATTTTGTGAAATCCTTTGTTATCACACATTGCCGCATATATCGTTTCCCTTTCACCTACACCATCAATTGACAACCCTATTGCTGAATCAAATGGGGATGTGTAATAAGATAGTGCTAAATGTGATAAATGATGTTTGGTATAAGTAATAATTCCATCATAACCGATGGATTTTAATATTTTCTTTAAATTACCTTCATTTTCATTCCATCTTTTATTAAATTGTCTCCATTTCATTGGAAATCTTAAACCACCCCATTTACCAATCGTTTCTTTAACTCTTTCATATTTCAAATTCGGGTCTTCATACCAACAAACCATATCAACTTCGTCAATTGTTATCTTTGTGTATTCTAAACACCATTGAATTGCCTTAAACGGAAAAGAACTATCATGTTTAATTCCAGATAGTTTCTCTTCTTCGATGGCACATATCACTTTACCATCTATTACGATTGTTGCAGCTGAATCGTGGTAAAATCCTGATAAACCTAATTGTATCATATTTAAATTTTTATATCACCATACTTATCAAATTCATTATATAATTCCATTTGTCTTTCTTTCATTTTGTTGACAACTTTGGTTATATAATGTGTAGGATGTCCTGTCATTTCTCTAATTAAAAGATATAATGATTTTTTATTAAAGTTTTCTATATAATTTGCTCTTCTAAATAATTCTAATACCGAATCTGCAATTTGCATATCTCTTTTCTTTGGGAAATAGTTTTCTAAGTGTTTATCCCAATATTGCAACATTCTAACATTGAAAGTTCTAAATTCATCATTTCTTTCCTCTTCTCTAAAGTTATTTTCAGTATCAAAAGACTCAGGTAAACCAGACATTATATCTGTATCTTTATATCTTTTGTAGTTTGCATTATTATTTAAAATTAAATAGTTTCTTGCAACAATTGTAAAGTAAGAGAATGCTTTACCTTTACCACTTTTATACATGTGAATTTTTTCAATCATAAATGTAACAACTTCTGCCATTACATCTTTGGGGTCATCATCAAAGTAAGTAAATTTCCATTTGTTATAAACTATCTCTGCAAGTTTGTCGAATGCAGATGCAATTCTTTCTCTATATAACTTATCCTTAATGGATTGGTCATCGGTTAGATTGTATTCAATGATAGCATCTTCCGTATCTTTTGTAAAGTATTGTCTATTCGGGCCTCTCTTTTTCCTCTTAGTTACTGGCATTTTGTTTTGTTTTGAATTTTTCGATAGTTTCTTTTATTTGATAAAATATAGAACCTACTTCATCATCCTTCTCAAACATTTGACGAGTATCAATTTCTCGTAATGCCTCCAGTAATGCTTCGTTTCTTTCCAACTCTGTTTGTAAAAATATATCATTTTCTTCAATGATATCTTCGTATTTTTCTAATTTATTTAGAAGAATCCATACACTATATCCCGCAATTGCTAAAAATATAGTTAAAATTATTATCATTAATTCCATAAATTAAACGATTTCGTATCCTTGTAAAAAATATTTGTTTGCATGTTTGTATTTAATCTCTTCCAAATTACCTTTTGGAGACTTCATAACAATCTTGTCATTTCTACCATATGTAGTTTTTTTGACAATTTGTGTATTATATACTCTATCTTTAATTGTAATTCCGTCTAAATGGTCAATTTCATGTTGAACTATAACCGTCATCATTGTTTCCTTTGAAACTGTTTTGTTTGCCTCATCCCCTTCTGGATTGATTTCAAAAGTTAATTCTCCCAAATTATCCGTATCTATTACAACTTTAGAAGCTCTAATAGTTCTAATTGGTGACCTTAATGTTGATGGAATTGATAAACATCCTTCCATAAATAAGAATCCTTCTTTTGACTTTTCTTTTATAATTGGATTTACTAAGAATAATTCTTCATCTCCAAATTGAATATAACATGCTCTTTTTTTAATACCAATTTGTGTTGCCGATATACCTAAGCCTGGATTTTCTATCAAAGCTTGTGTTAATTTCATTCTTAACTCATCAGCTTCATCTTGTGTGATTTCACTTTTTAATACAGGTGTTTTTAGATATTCTCTAAATTCCTGAGTTTCTAAACCAAATTGATTTTTGTCTACTACTAATTTCATTTTTTATTTTTTAAGTCCGTATTTTATAAATTTATACCAAATTCTTTCGTGTAGGTAATATTGAATAGGTTTATACACCAATTCTGCAATTCCAAATGCTGCACCTACTTTTATATCACCACTTACCCACCACATTATACCAAATCCGACTAATGTAGATATAACACGATAAGAAATAGTTTTAGCTATGTGTCGTTTCCTCTCTACTATCATTTTTTTCAATATTATAAACAATTACATCACCATTTGAGTCAATGTATTTTTGTCTAATTGCAGTTCCACTAATTTTTTCGATTTCTTTTGGTGGTTCGTGATAAATTACCTCATATCCCACTCCTCTACCATAGTTTACCGATTCAATATCTGGAATTATTGATAATAAGATTTTATTCCAATTTTGAGTAAAAAATGGTTCATTTTGTAATTCTTGTAATACTTCTTGTGCTGATTTTGGATTATTTTCATCCTTTTGTACATCTCTAATTGCAACCCAACAATTTTTTCCGTTTTCTAATTGTTGATTGATTAACCACTCATGTCCTTTGTGCCATGTTTGCCATCTTCCGATGAATAATGCATATTTTTTCATAAATTATAATTTCGTATTTCTAATATACGAAAATAATTCTAATTTACCAAATATTAATAAGTTTTAATATTTTCATTTTCACTTCTCAATCTGGATAACTCTCTAACATTACCACCCTTAGTTGATAACCAATAATTAACGGCCTTTGGGTTATTTATCCATAAATTTCTTTTATTCCAAGGAAATTCTGGATGCATGTATTCTTCCCATTTTAAATCTGGAAGGGTTTCTTCTACATTTTCAGAAGTAGGTGTATCATCAACCACAACATCAGTAGATTCAACATTTGTATCTTCTTTTTTCTCGTTAATCTCATTTTTTTCGATTTCGTTAACAATATTATCTCCGTAAACTTCGTAACCTTTATAGTTTTCTTCCATTAAATCATCTAAATTATCATATAAACCTAATTTTTCGTCATTTTCTATAATTTCACCCAAAAGCCTTCTTTGTTTTTGTTTTTTAGTTTCAATTAAACCATTAAATGCGATAATTAAAGCAACTGCCAGTGGGTCAAACACAATTACAATCAAAAATATAAAGAATTTTACTACATTTTTTAGTTCCATACCAAATGCTTCGGCAATAAACCTAAAACCACCCACTTCTTTCTCCAAATCTAAGTTTGAGGTCTTAATTTCGTTGATTTTTTCGTTATTTTTAGCATTTTCCGTTTGTAAAATTTCGATTTTTTTGTTAATTTGAGCAGTTTGTCTATCTTTTTGGTCTATTGAACGCAAAAGACGAGAATTTACCTTACCTTTATCTAAAATTGTGTTTTGAGTTGACGATAACTGACCCAATTGGGTGTTTAATTGAGTAATTTGTGCAGTATTTTGGTCAATTTTAGTAGAATATACTAAAACTTCTCTATCTACCTGTTGCAATTTTAAGGACTGAGATTGGAATGCATTGGAAAGATATCCAAATATACCTGCAGAAGTGATTAACATCAATAATGCAACGGCAGAGGTCAAATACCACTTATTAAATCCTTTTATGTTTTCCCACTCTTGTTTTAGATAAGTTGCAGCAACTAACTTTGCAAACTCCAATGCACCTGCCATTACCATAACCGATACTGCCGCACCACTAAATAGAACACCCAAACCTGTTACGGAGAAATAAGCTGCACATCCGGCAATAATTAGTGCAGAAAATCCGACTAAATATTTAAGCCAATTCATTTATCGATTGATTCTGGTTAATTCGGCAACGCGCTCTACTATCTTTCTTGCATCTTCCAAAGTAGTGTGAGCAACCGATGGTGTCATTGATTGTGCACCAGTAATTCCGTTTTGTAAAATCCTTAATTTTCCGTCTAAAGATTCTAATAACATTTGTATTTTTTCGTTGTATATCATAGTAATAAATATTTGTTTATAATAAAAAAGGTAGAAGTGTTTAATCTCCTACCTTTTCAATATACGAAAAATAACTGAATTAACCTAATTTTAAGGTTAATTTTTTTGGTTTGGACTCTTCCTTTCTTTCAATGGTAATTAAAAGAATTCCATTTTTAATATCAGCTTTTGCTTTTTTACCATCAAAGTTTTTACCTACTTGGATTCGTTCTTCGATGTCTGAAACTAATTGATTAAAAGGACTTTCTTTATCCTCTCCTATCTTTTTAGCTTTAATTTCTATTTTGTCCTCAAAGCAATTAATTTCAATATCTTTAGGGTCGTGGCCTAATACCGATAATGCAATTGTTGCAGATTCATCTTTAATGTCTACTGCGAATTTGTTTGGAACATAAGTTGTTGTTTTTGGTTCATTAAAGAACTCTTCGAATAATTTACTGTAATCAATTGTGTACATAATAAATGTTTTTTTGTTAATAATACTCTATATAGTCCAAATACTATACCAAAGGACTACTTTTGACATTTTGACATTAAAGTATGTTATCTTGTCTTTCAATGATTGTAGACATATGGTCTGCCCAATGCATAATAAATTGTAACTTATAAACTAATTGTTTCTTTAAGTCGTGACCTGCTAAATACTTTTGATTATCTTCATCATACATACCATCGGTAAGTTTGATTGCAAAATACTCTTTCTCATTATACTGAATACCATAATGGTTCAATGTAAAGAAAGTTCTATCAGTTAATGTCATATATGGAATATTCTCATTGCGAACAAACAAAGTTCCGTATTTCTTTTGAGACCATTCTTCCTGATTTGGTAAATAATGTAATTCACCTTTAACACCTAACTTTCCTAAGTCGTGGTGTAGACAACTAAATATCAATTCTTCTTCGGTGAAATCAATCTCTCCACCTTGCATTACGAACAGGTCTCTCATTTTAAGAGCGTTCTTACATACATTAAAGATGTGGTCTATATAC